CCCGCTTTTACAGACAGCACAATACACATTGATGCAACAAGTGGCAATGTAAGTCAGCGCATTGAATTTAGAGCAGCGGGAACACTGACATCACGCATATACGATGATACAACAAAATTTGAGATGAATGCCGTTGCAAATAAGTATATGAGCTTCAGGACCAACAACTCAGAGCGGATGCGCATCGACAGCAGCGGTAATCTCTTAGTGGCGAAGACTGCTCTCAACACAAATACAGTAGGTCTGCAACTTGAAAGCGATGGCTATTTAAGTGCATGTCGTGATGGCGGGAATGTTGCGTTAATCAATCGGAAAACATCAGACGGCGCACTTGTTACGTTCCAAAAAGACGGCACCACGGCGGGGAATATTGGAGTTGTTTCTAATGCGGTATATTATGCAGGGGTTACTTATGGCTTCAGACCTTATTCAGCAGGGATAGCTCCTTGTAATAGTTCAGGTGCTTTTTCAGATACTTCAGCAGATTTAGGTAAATTAGATGCTCGCTTCGACGACATCTACGCCACCAACGGCACAATCCAAACCTCTGACCGCAACGAAAAGCAAGACATCGCAGAGCTTACAGATGCAGAACAAAGAGTAGCTGTAGCTGCCAAAGGCTTGCTGCGTAAGTTTCGCTGGAGAGATGCGGTAGCTGAAAAGGGTGATGAAGCCAGAACGCACTTTGGTATCATTGCACAAGACCTACAAGCTGCATTTGCGGCTGAAGGATTAGACGCTGGTGACTATGCCATGTTTATTTCAAGCACTTGGACTGACGAAGACACCGGCGAGGAAAAAACTAGAATGGGCGTAAGATACAGTGAATTACTAGCGTTCATCATTGCAGCTATTTAAGGAGAAACATAATGGCTATTACTTACACTTGGACTATTCCAACATTGGAACACGAAATCGCTGACGGTGGCGTATACATTGCACATTGGAGATGCACAGGCGTTGATGAAGATGGTAACTCAGCATCTAGCTATGGCACTTGTGGCCTAACCTACGATGCTTCTGCTGCTGACTTCACACCGTATGACGATATTACTGAGGCTCAAGCTCAAGGCTGGGTCTGGGGTCATGTATCCCAAGAGGATACTGAAGCTGCCATAGCGTCAAAAATTGACGCAATGGTAAATCCAACGTCTGCAAGCGGGGTTCCGTGGGCAGCATAACCTGAAAGGAGATCAACGTGACTGAAGAACAAAAGGTCATTACGATTGACGATGTGGAATACACTGAAGATCAACTAAGCGACACTGCAAAGATGTGCATAAATCACATCAACTCGCTAGACCAGAAGATCGGCTCTGCGCAGTTTAACTTGGTGCAGCTTCAGATGGGCAGGCAGGGCTTCATGGCCGAGCTGAAATCTGCCCTTGAGCCTGACGCGGAATAGCCGCGCAGCATAACGAAAACGCTAGGGGCAGCAAAACGCTGCCCTTTTGCGCATCAAATGGTCATGTGTTACACTGCGCCAAGCGCGCAACACCAACGAGGCAACGATGGCTCTGATAAATTTGGAAGTACCCGCTGGGGTTTACCGCAACGGCACCGACTTGCAGAGCATGGGCCGCTGGCGCGATGCCAGCCTAATACGTTGGATCGACGGCACGATGCGTCCTGTTGGCGGCTGGCGTACAAGGTCAAGCACTGCAACAAACGCCATTGCGCGCGGCATGCACACTTGGATCGACAACAGCAATGACCGCTGGATTGCCACCGGCACATACAACAAGCTGTACGTCTACAGCGAAACGGGATCGCAATACGACATCACTCCCGCTGGCCTGACGGCAGGCCGTGAAGACGCGGTATCGTTTACTGGCTACGGCGGCAGCACATACGGCAACTATGCCTATGGCATTGCGCGCCCCGACACCATTCGCATTCAGCCAGCTACGTCGTGGAACTTGCAAAGCTGGGGTGAATACTTGCTGGCCAATAACGAAGACGACGGCAAAGTTTACGAGTGGCAGCTCAATACCGGCACTATTGCCGCGCAAGTTGCAAACGCACCAGTGAGCAACAGAAACATAGTTGTGACGGCAGAGCGCTTCCTGTTTTGCCTTGGCGCTGGCGGCAATCCACGCAAGGTGCAGTGGTCTGACCGCGAAGACAACACAACGTGGACGCCTGCAGCGACAAACGAGGCTGGCGATCTTGAGCTGGAAACGAATGGTCAGATTGTGGCTGGCATGAACGTGCGCGGCCAGACGCTTATCCTGACAACAACGGACGCGCATGTGGCGAACTACATTGGCCCGCCCTACGTTTACGGCATCGAGCGCGTTGGATCTTCATGCGGCCTTGCGGCCAACCTTGCTTACGCAACGGTTGACGCTGGATGCTTCTGGATGGGCGTGCATGCCTTCTACGCCTACACTGGCGGCGGCGTGCAGGAGGTTCAGAGCGACGTGTCAGACTACGTGTTTAACGACATAAACCGAGGCCAGATCAGTAAGGCGTTCGCCATGTCAAACGGCAACTATGGCGAGATATGGTGGTTTTACCCGTCTGCCGCATCAACAGAAAACGACCGTTACGTCACATATAACTATGTGGAAAACACATGGTCTATTGGCACGCTGGCGCGCACTGCGGGCGCTGATCGGGGAGCCTTCCGTCAGCCCATGATGGCAGATCCGTCTGACAAGAAGATATACGAGCATGAGGTTGGCTTTGAGTATGGCAGCTTATCGCCATTTGCGGAGACAGGCCCAATCATGCTTGGCACAGGCGACAGGGTTATTAGCGTCACGGAAATGATTCCCGACGAGAAGACGCAGGGCGATGTAAACGCCACATTTAAAACGCGCTTTTACCCCAATGGCGTTGAGAGATCATATGGCCCGTTTAGTATGGCCAACCCAACCAGCATGCGCTTCACAGGGCGTCAGGTTCGGATGCGTGTTGATGGCGCAAGGCTGTCTGATTGGCGTGTTGGCGTAAACCGCTTGGACACTGTTGCGGGTGGACGTAGATGACGCAGCAGTACCGCGCACCAGAGCCGCAGGGCGATGACTGGAAGTCATGGGCGCGGCGCATGATGCTGTATCTCGGCCAGACGCGATCGCCACTTGTGCAGCAGACGGGCGGCGAAAGCGCGGCAGAAGACGGCGTGTTGATGTGGGATCGCATCAACAAATACCCCGTTGTCAGCAAAAACGGCGAGTGGCGGCAGGTTGTTCTGGAAGATGGCCACGCTGACTTTATATTGACGTCCGACGTTGTGCCAGCGGTCGCAAATACGGCTTACAAGCTCACATATGACGCGCCCACCGGCAACGACGGCATCACGCAAGGCACGCCAGCGTCGCGCATTGTGTTCGAGGAGGCGGGCCAATATGTTGTATCGTTCTCTGCGCAAATATCATCAACTTCAGCCAGCACGGTTCACTTCTACTTTTGGCCCAGCGTAAACGGAACCAACGTGGCAGACAGCGCGATGACCACTGCGCTGCACCAGAACAACGCCACGGTTGTCACGTCACGCACGCAGATATTCACCGTTGCGGCGAATGACTACTTTGAAGTGAATTACATGATCGACAGCACTCAAGGCTTCTTGAATTACACCGCAGCGTCTTCGCCGGTGCCAGCGATACCCGCGTCAACTTTAGCGATTACGAGGCTTCATGGATAAAGAGCTAGAGAGATGCCGCGACTGGATTGAGGCCGCTTTGGAGTATTCCGGCGGCACGCATGACTTCATCGACGTTGCTGAGGGTATATACAAAGGTAGCATGCAGCTCTGGCCCACGCCGAGGGGGTGCATAGTCACCGAAATAGTGGTATATCCGAGAAAGAAAGTTTTAAACGTGTTTCTTGGCGGCGGCGAGTTGGGTCAGATTTTAGAAATGCATGAAGATGTGATAGCATGGGCAAAAGCGCAAGGATGCTCTGCGTTGACCATGACGGGCCGGTTTGGCTGGAAGAAACCACTGAAGGCGCATGGCTGGGTGCCACTGCATGCTTCATATGTGAAGGAGTTTGAATAATGTCAGGCGGCAAGGGCGGATCAACATCGTCATCAGTTACGATCCCAGAATACATTGAAGAAGCGGCGCGCCGTAACTTAGCAAAAGCGGAAGACATAAGCCAGATTGGCTATGTGCCGTATTACGGGCCAGATGTTGCCGCGTTTACGCCTTTCCAGCAGGCGGGCTTCCAGCAAACCGCTGACGTTGCGTCTGCGTTTGGATTGGGGCCGCAGATGTCTCAAGCGGATGTCATGGGCGGCATGCCAGCGCCGACAGAGTTTGCTGGCGGTGTGCGCGGATACAGCGCAGCCCCATTGTACCAGCAGGCCGTTGACGAGCTTGCCGCGCAGCGTCCAGCGCAGGCGCAATACATTGAGAGCTTCTTTATTGATCCAGTGACGGGCCAAGCAGGAACGCGCGTGCAGCCTGCTGTGGATTATAGTACTATGGGTACGATGGCAGACATCAGAGCGGCAGATCGTGCAAACGAGCTTGCAATCGCGCAGGCGCAAGCGGCTGCGGGGCCTCAGAATGTTACATATGAGACAACAAGCTTTGCTGCCAACCCCAATCTATCCGTTCAGCCAGATGATCAAATATTCAATATCGCGCCGCCAGAGGTTCAGATTTCTCAACAAATAATGGCGACTGATCCGACAAACCCAGATTACAATTCAGCATTTGGGCAAGTTTATGACTATCAGTCAGACCAAGCAGCACAAGACCCGACAGGGCAGTCAACTGGATTTGGTATAACGCCGGAAATAGTTGATGCTGCGGGTGTCGATGCGTTTTTGCCGCCGACTGCGCCTAGCGACTACACGTTAGACCCCGCAATTAGCGCAGCGATAGATGAGATTGGGTACACGCCGATGGAGGGAAGGACACTTGCTGAAGGCGAGCAGGCAATATTGGGTTTAGAGCCACAAGAATACACAGGCTTTATAGATATGATTGACGGCGGCGGCCCTAATGCGGCTGGCGGTCCATTCGAGGGCGGCGGTCTGTTGTCCGATATTGGCAACTTTATGACCAGCGGTGGAATTACTGGCGCTGCATTGAGGGGCGTAGGCGGCGCTTTAGAGCCTGCCTTTGATGCGGTGGAAAGCGGTCTAGCTACGTTGTTTAACGACCCACGTACATTTGAAGAGCGTGACGCCGACAGGCTGGCGACGGAGGCCGCTATGGCCGCCATGCCAGCAGACGAGAGCGCCGCAGTCCAAGCGCAAATGGAGGCAGCCGCTGTTGAGCAGGAAAAGCTAAAAGTAGCTGACCCAGAGGCGTTTGTGGCTCAGTTCGCTCAGTCGGATCAGGCGGATGCTGTTCAGGCAGTCCAGAAAGCGCAAGCGCTAAGCGTTTCCCCAAGGCCACCAAATCTAACGTCCGATAAGGCAAGGGATTGGATCAAAGCCAACTTGGGCATCAATGTAGACAAGAAAGACGCCACCGATATGATCCGCTCACTGCAGGCGGATTGGGATAGGCAGAACGGATAAAGGAGAAGACAGATGGCTGGACAAGGTGCAAAAGGTGGCGGTCAGGTAGTGTCGCCAACAATCGGCGCAACGCCTACATTTGGCATGGCCCCGATTACGCCAACAGCGCCGCAAATTCCCGCGCCGCCCGCGCCGCCACTGGCCCCGACGCAAGATTTCAACGTAAATCTTGCATCCGCTGGCGCATTGCAGCAGGCGATGGGAACCGCGCAGAGCGGGCTTGGCTTCACGCCGCGCCAGATTGAGGCGGTCGGATACACGCCAGCACAGATTGCTGGAACAAACTTGCAGCCATATACCAACCCCTATGAGACGCAAGTTGTGGAGCAATCGTTGGCTGATCTTGAGCGCTCACGCCAGATACAGCAAAACTTAGGCGGCGCACAAGCCACGCGCGCCAGAGCGTTTGGCGGGTCACGCCACGGCATTGCTGAAGCGGAAACCAATCGCGCCTTTGCCGAGCAGGCGGCGCGCACTGCGTCAGGTCTTCGCCAGCAGGGATACCAAGGCGCAATGGGCATGGCGGGCCAAGACATTGCAGCGCAAAACCAAGCCGCGCAATTCGCAGCCCAACAGGCGGCATCTGCGCAGGCGCAAAATCTGCAAGCTCAGCAAGCCGCAATGGGAACGCGCTTGAGCGCAGCAGGGCGGCTCGCCGGACTTGGCCAGCAGGCATTCGGCACCGGCCAAGCGATCCAGCAGCAGCAGATGCAGCAGGGCCTTATGCAGCAAGGATTGCAACAGGCGCTTATCGACGCGGCGCGTGGTCAATACGCTGGCTATACCGGCGCACCGCAGGCGGCGTTGCAAGCGCCATTGGCGGCGCTTGGCCAGACGCCAAGCCAGTCAACGACAACAGAGTCAGCGGAGCCAAGCCTTTACAACTACCTTCAAAGCGCGGCGCTCATGCAGGGATTACTTTAACACATGGACTATCGCCAAGCAGCCAGAGACGCGGCACGCAAGTACGGGATAGACCCCGCGATGTTTTTGCGTCTCATACAGCAGGAGAGCAGCTTTAATCCGTCTGCCGTAAGCCCGAAGGGCGCGATCGGCCTCGGACAGCTTATGCCTGCCACGGCGCAGGAGCTTGGCGTAGACCCGACAGACCCGCTGCAAAACTTGGAAGGCGCTGCAAAGTATCTAAGCCAGCAGCTTAAACGCTTTGGTAGCCCAGAGCTTGCGCTGGCCGCGTATAACGCTGGCCCGACGCGTGTGGCCAGACTTGGCAGGGTGCCAAATATTGCGGAAACGCAAAACTATGTGAAGACGATTTTAGGAGAAGGGCAAACCACGATGGCAACTCCATTCGATAGGGCGCGCGAAGAAGAGCTGCGCCAGCAGATGCTGGCCACCGGCATGGCACCACGAACAGCGCCACGCGCGCCACTGTCAGCGCTACAACAGGATCGCCCGCAGGCAGCGGCAGCACCGCAGCAGCGCAGAGGCGGTTTAGGCGGGATCATGGATTACCTTGGCAAGCAAAGCCCGACAACAGGTCTAAGTAGAGCGGAGCAATTTGCTGCGGCGCTCGATCCGCTCATCATGCCGCAGATGCGTGCTGGCGAGGCGATCAGAGCGCGCGGCACGCAGCGGCAGGCGACTGCAACGAAGAACAAGACAGTCGAGTATCTGCGCAGGATGGGGTACAACGATTATGCTGACGCCGTAGAAAGCGGGTCAATCGGCGCAAAGGATATTATGAATGCGCTGGTCAGTAAGTCGCTGGAGACGCCGAAGGATACAAGCACAGCGGGCATGAGGGAATATGCGCAGGCCGTTAAAGACGGCTTCAAAGGTACATTCCTCGACTACAAGACGGCCATCAGCAAAGCTGGCGCGACAAATATTTCAATGGGCAAAGGGCCAGATGAATTTGCTAAGCTGGACGCAAAGACGTTGTCTGAAGTGGCCCAAACTGGCGCGGCGGCTAAAAGAAACATCGCCCGCATAAATCGTCTTGAAAGTCTTTTGGCAAATGTTCCGACAGGTATGACGGCAAATATAAAGCAATTAGCGGGCAACTTTGGCGTTGCAACAGAGGGGCTTTCTGACATCCAAGCGGCTCAAGGTTTAATTAACTCCTTAGTGCCAGAGCAGCGTCCAGCTGGTTCTGGACCAATGTCTGACGCTGACTTGGAGCTGTTTAAGCAGTCTCTGCCCAGAATTGTAAACCAGCCAAACGGCAACCAAATTATTATCAACACCATGCGGGGCATTGCTCAATACGACGCAATGGGCGCTGACATTGTTCAGCGGTATAGAAGCGGGGAAATAACAAGCGCAGAAGCGTTTGCCCAGTTAAACAGTCGTCCAGATCCGTTTGAAAATTTGCAAATGCCTTCCGCTGACGTTGGCGGCATTGAGATGACTGAAGAAGAAGCGCGCCGTATATTAGAGGAAGGCATTTAAAATGGCTGAAATGACATACGCCGAAGCCTCCAATATCCAAGCGGCGATCGCCGCCTTAGAAAAACTTGAGGCCGCCGGAACGATAAGCGCTGACGGCCAGAAGGCGCTGGACGCTGCACGCAAAAAGCGTAAGCCAGCAAGGCAGGCTGAAATTGAAACGATCGCCACATATCGCGGCGCGCAAAAAGGCGTCAGCTTGGGCTTGGCCGACGAGATCGCTGGCGCATACCAAGCGGCAAACGAGTTGCTCCGCAAGCGCGACATCGAGGGCGCAAAGAGAGCATACGCAAAATATCGTGACCTTGTTCGCCAGCGAGACGAGGCGGCGCAGCTTCTGGCCCCAGAGCAGTTTTCTAAAGGCGAAGTCGCAGGCGGCGTTGCGGGTGCAATGCTGCCTGTCGGCACGTCTATGCGTTTGGCTAGAGGATTGGGAACGGCAGGGAAGGTTGCAACTGGCGCAGGCACAGGTGCAGCGACAGCGACGCTCCCAGAGTTCGCTGGCGGCGAAGGTGGCTTCGGGCCACGCATGGCAGAGGTTTCGCCGTTTACTGCAGCAGCAGGAGCAACGCTTGGCGGCGTTGCACCCGTAGCGGGTCGCGTGGCTGGCGCTACAACCAGAGGCATTCAAAACATAATACGCGGCGGCGAAGAGGGATTCAGCGGAGCTGCGCTGCGCAGAGTTGGCCGTGCGCTGCAGAGGCCACAGGTGGCTGGCCAAGATATTCAAGCGTATTTACGCTCGCTGGGGCCAGAGGGAGTAGTCGCAGACATTGCAGGATCTCCGCGCAGCATGGCGCAGGGGTTGGCTACAATGCAGGGCGAGGGCGCAGACGTCTTGCGCGGGCAGCTTGAGCAGCGCGCAGGCGGTGCAGGAGAGCGCGTAGAGCAAGTTATGTCTGAGCGTATCGGCCCCGCCATTGCAGCGTCTGAAGAGCGTGCAGCGCAGGCCATGCGCAAGTCGTCTGAGCTGGGGCCAATGTATGACGCGGCCATGCAGAGCGGCATAGAGTTCGACATCAGCGCGTTGCGTTCTGGCTTGGTTATGATGGCAGACGATGCAGCAGCTAACGTCAGAAGCGGTTTAAACGCCGTTTTGCGTGATCTGGGTAAGGAGGGGCCGGTTTCGGCATCTAAGCTGCACAACGCCCGCAGCGCCTTGGGTGACGCGATTACGTCTGC